GGGGTACATATCTTTTATTTGTTGCTCATGCATCATCATTATGAATACTTCCCCAGTGTTTTTCTCTGTTATTTCGCAAATGCAATCTCTCAGTTCTTTTACTTTCGTAAATCTGTATATTGACCATACATCCCTTATTTCCATTTCCGTCATTTCTTCCAGTTCCATGTTGCCTTAGCGTGTAATAAATCTTCCGTATTTTGCATTTGGGAAATACTTGATGCCGTTGTCAAATTGAATATATAATTTGCCGCCATTTCCTTTTTTAATTTCGAAGGTTTCGAATGTACATTGCAATAAATCTTGGTCTCCACCTATTTTAATTTTTCCTGTTGACAATTCTTCAACTAATTTCTGTTGCCCTTGTATCATAACTTTAGGTGCGTTTATTTGTATTAGTTTTTCTAACCTTTCTTGCGCTTGTCTGTATTCGTTTCTCAGGATAAAATCAATTATTTTGTTTGTCATTTTTCATTCCTCCTAATCATGTTTGGGAATTCCTTCCCTCAAGATTATAATATCATATATAGCTGAAAATGTAAATAGCAAATTCACATTTTCTCAAAATTTTTGTAAAAGATGGAGGTCTATTTACAAATGTCTAGTAAGTGGTTCATTCGGCCGCTGCCTTTTTGGCAAGGGCTTTCTGTATACGTTTGTTTGCTATGTCGCAATAATGCTTGTCCAGTTCAAAGCCTATGAAGTTGCGATTGGTGTTGATTGCGGCTACTGCCGTACTGCCAGACCCAATGCAATTATCTAGGACTGTTTCGCCTTCGTTAGTGTAGGTTTTGATTAGATATTCTAATAAATCTACTGGTTTTTGCGTAGGGTGCAAAGTTTTCTTACCCCAAATGTTTGCAAATTTTAAGACATCATTTGGAAAACCTGTGAAAGCTTCATACTCTTTGCCTACTTGATTTGGTCTTTTGCCTACAACCCCACCAGCATTATAACCCTCTGTTACTATTTTATTTCCAACGCTCGTAACCCCTTGTGGGTTGTATGGCATTCTATTTTTGACTTGTGATTTATGTCCCCACTTAGCCTTGCTAAATATACTTATTGTTTCTATTGCTTTCATCGGTCTATTTTTAGCATGTTGATACAATCCGGCTTTTGTCTTTTCCCAGTACCAATCATATCGGTATAGCTTGAAATTACTCATTCTTAATGTCGTGCTAAATGGTTCACTGCCAAATAATGCAATTATGCCGTTGTCTTTAATAACTCTCTCATACTGCTCCCATAGTGGCTCAAACGGGATGATTGTATCCCATTTACAAGCCGTTGTCCCATATGGCAAATCGCATAAAATCATATCTATACTGCCATCGGGAATACGTTTCATCCCTTCTAAGCAATCCTCGTTATAAATCTTATTTAGCTCAATCATTTCGTCATAGTCCTTTCTCGTCAAAAAGGCTGCCGGCAATTAATAGCTAACCTATGACTTTATTTTAATTATTTATAAACTTAATCGGAATCCCTTTCGCCTTAGCAAACCCATACTCCATATTGCACCCTCGGCTTTCCCGCCAGTCTCCGCATATCCACAACTCATCACAGCGGCTTAACACTTCAAAACAATGCTCCATGCCATCAAGATAATCTAATTTGTCATAGAGAAACCCTGTGGCATGTAATGGTGAGTAGAACGTACAATCGGGATGCTCGTGTATCAGCCCTTTTATGATTTTCTCAACTAAGTCCACACTCTCATGTTCACCGCCAAATGGATGTGCTATATAGATAAGCTTCATGTGCTGTCCTCGCTTTCTTTTCTTGCATACTTAACAAGGTTTTCCCACCTGTGCATCATGTCGCCTTTTCTGCTTCTTCACGGGTGAGAAATACGGTTTTTCCGATTTCATCTGCGTAGGTTGCTTTGGCTCTTGTCCTACTAAAGACCTTTCAAACCTCAACCTCATATACCTGGTAGCACATACCGACGATAACCAGCCAGCGACATATGCAATACCATAAAGCAAACGGTCCAACACCCTACAAACCACCATCATCACTGTTAACAGGATCCTTGTGGCCTTGCTCATGGCACCAACGCTCCTCAGCTATGATTTGCACATCAAAACCTTGCTCATCACACGCCTGGCAACCCAAACCCCCGCACTCCCCGCAGGGGACAAAAGCTGACTGGTCCATCTACCAACAACCTCCTGGCCTACTTACAGCTAAACTAAAGCCCCGCATTTCTGCGGGGTTTGACTCAATAACATAATATCACGGATTTCCGGAGGGGGCACAAAATATACTGTATCCCAACTTTAACAGGTAATATATAACCGCCCTTCTCGCTCCGCTTGTTTGTAGCGTTTCAACTCGTCCCGCAACCTGTGTATCTCGCCAAGCTGGTCAATTATACATTGTTATTTGCTTGCGTCTGACTTTTTGAGTTTTTGCACTTCCTCCGGCGACAAGCCGTTGTCCTCATAGGCGGCGAGGCGGTCAATAATTCTTCCTGATTTACCCTCCTTATCCTCCACCAGCTTCAGCGGGCAGTCCGGCCGTCTGCCCTTGCTTGGACATATTGCATAATGTCCCAATATCACTATTACATTGCAACAATTATGCGCAGTAGAGTATAATTCGCACTGCCAGCAACTCACCGGCATTTCTAGCTCCAATATCGCTTTAGCCATCGTGTTTAACCTCACTTTCCATCTTTACGCCGTATGAGCAGAAGTCGTTACCGTCAAGACCGTGAAATAGTTGCGATTCCTCAAACGTGTCATTGTGCGACCTTCGTGTCCACTGAGGATGTGTGCAAGTGTAAACGCTTTCATTTTTGTCAATGAGCTTTGCGTTCGCGCATTCCCTACACCGCACCACAGGCACAGCGTCGACGGCGGGAGACTCTTCGATTGCTTGCAAAACAATTTCTCTTTCGTGGTATTTCCCCATATCGAACAAGTCATCCAACACCACATGCCAACCCATGATTTTGGCTTTTAACCTGTCAGCGTCAATCAGTCTCATACTATTCCTCCTTTGCTGGCTGTTGGAGCCATTCAATGTATTTATCGTATGTCGATAAGTACGGCGGTTCGTCGCCCAAAAACCTTGCCAGTTCTTCATCCGTCATGCTTCGTATGCGGTCGGCGTTGGTAGCGACATTTGTGTCGTTACCAGTTCTACGGTTCCATGCTTCGTTGGCCTTTTATGCTCCGAAACCAATGCGCAAATGTAGTTTTACAGCGGCGGCACTCACGAATATAATGCTTTGTATTTGCTACGCCGTTTACATACCGATCTAGCAAAAGGGATTCTCCCCCGCAAAACAGGCACTTCTCAATCTTCATGGCTCTACCTCCAGTTCGTTTGCTAAAATAACGAGGGCTCTTTGTTTTCAGGACAAAGCTCAAGGAATACCGGGAATCTTAGCGATTTGTTTCCGTTCGCATCCTGTGTCTCCTCGAAAAACTGGACCTTGACAACCCTACCTATTAGATTATCCTTGTCTTTCCAAAAGTCCCTTCTGAGGCTTTCAGTGAGGCCAGATCCTACTTTAACAGTATTACCTTTATATTCTACAATTAGTGATCCTAAAAGACCTTTGTACTTTCCTCTGCCCTCTTGAACTCCAACGACTCTTAAGTCGCAATCGTTCATTCTCTTTACTTTAAGCAAGTCCTTAGTCCTTCTGAACTGATATGGGGAGTCCACTATGTTGATCATCAGACCTTCTTGTGAGCGCTTACCTCTTGTAACTTTCTTCAAAAGTTCATTGATTTTGCTTGTATCTTTTCCAAGATAAAGGAGAGGAACCTTCTCAACATGTTCGCATTGTTCGGCAATCTTTCGGAATCTCTTCCTTCTGACTTTATACGTGTCCTCAGATGTCCTTTCATTCCATTCCTTTATAGATACCATATCAAAAACAACAAGTCTTATCCCGTGCTTCTCAGCATCTCTGCGAACTATTTTTGTTGTTGCCTTATATGCTTCCTTGCTCTTCATATTTCGCCAATCGTCTACTAGGAGCTCTCCATCAAGAACAAAGTTATCTTCCTTGACATTCCTTAGATCATTCTCAATATCAACTGCACCTATGATAGGTTGACCACTTCTTGCAACAAGACTTACCTTTCCATTCTTTTTAGAAGCAACGCATCGAATTCCATCAAGCTTTAATGTCAACGCAAATTCTTTTCCTTCAACATAGTCCATGTTGTCAAAGTATTTTTCAGCCAATTGCAATTCCATGGTGGGTATGAAGTCTTTGCCGAATACCTTATTGATTGTCTTTTCTGATACACCTATTTTGATTGTCTTTGCAAGGCAACCGTGAATGAACTCTTTATTTTCCTTGTTGACATACACAAATGCGTTTATCGCAGCTATATCTGTGTTTTTGCCTGTGCAGCTATTTACAGCAAATTCAATGCATTCTTCAAACGTTCTTATTGCTTTTGTTGGCCTGCACGACACGTCTTTGTTTAGCTTCTTGGTTGAGATATTCGTTGTGCTAAACGGATCAAAATAATACTTAAGGAACCATCTTATCTTTTCGTCGTCCTTGTATTTCTCCAGGACTTCTTGCTTATAGGTGCTGCTATTACTGAGATTGATTTCATTTATGAATTGTTTTATGTGTTCCATTTCATTTACCTCTAATCATATGTATTGCCAGAGCGGTTAGCCCAGGCTTTCTTTACTTACTTTTGCTTCTCCCTTCGTTTCGAACCATTGGAATCTTGTCATTGTAGTTCCTTTCTTTATCTGGCCTATTGCTCATATAAGCACCATTCTTAAATCTCCTCTAATCTCATTTTTGATATTTCCACTGCTTTTGGACTCACATCACACATTATGTAATTTCTACCTAACTCTTTAGCAACTACACCTGTTGTACCGCTTCCGCAAAAGAAGTCTGCTACCAAATCGCCTTCATTGCTACTTGCTTTAATTATCCTTTCCAATAATGCTTTAGGTTTTTGTGTATTGTAGCCCACCTTTTCTTTAGAAAAAATCATTATTTGTATAGAGTTCAAAATATCATTCTTACTGCAATTCCAAGTATCTTCAATAGGTATTCCTTTGCCTTTAGGTTTTTTGCCATGTCTTACATAACCTTCAGGATAAGGTGTATACTGCTTATTAAATGTAAATTTATTAGACTTAGTATAGTATAAAATATTATCATGATTTCTAATCCAATTTTTAGCTTGTGTCTTATACCCACTAACCCAACCTATTCGCCAAATAATATCTCTTTGGAAATTCTCAATCCCAAACACCCTGTCCATTTCAACTTTTAAGTAATGCACTAAATTACTATCGCATTGTAAATATATGCTGCCTGTGTCTTTCAGCACTCTATGCATTTCTTTAATCCTAGGCTTGTACCACTTAATAGCCTCTTGTGGAGAACCCAGATTGTCATCAAAATCATCAAATTTTTTACCGGTGTTATATAATATATCACAATAAATTAAATCAATTGAATTATCCTCTATTTGCTTCATCAATTCTAAATTGTCCATGCAATATACTTTATTTATCTCCATGCTGTGCTTCCTTTCTATCCCGGGCTTGTGACCGGGACTGCCGCATTACCGGGCGTTGCCGCCCGTCACTCTGCGAGACTGAATAGGATTATATAAAACTAATAATTTCCTCGTACTTTACACGTTTTTGGATTTCATCTTCTGTACCCAGCATATCATACGGATTATCAAAGCCTCTGATTTGAACGCCTATGTATAATCCAGCATATTTTTGCTGAATGTACTGCGCAAATTCGTATGCCTTTTTTAAACTTCTTA